AGAGTATCAGATAAAATATGCATTGCTATAAATACTTCTTTAGCAATGTTTTCAACTGAGGGGTTGCAATATTCTTCTTTACCATTTAAAGACATTAACCATAATTTAGAACCATATTTAAGAGTAATATCTATAAGGTCATGATCTTGTGGATTTAAAATCATACCATGATCTAAAATATCATCTATCCATTGACAAAATACACGTTTAATTTCTTTAAAATCAATTGCGTAACCAATCTCTTCCATATTCTCAAATGAGAATGTAAGCTCATAAAGATAAGTATGACCATGAATATTAAAACACTTCATGCGTTCATTCATAACTCTATGACCTGAGTCAAAATTACCCTTTCGGCTAATATATTGTATATTACCCATTATACCATTCTTTTAATTGTTGTAAATTAGATTGGGCTCCAACCATTCTTTTAATTTCATTACCCTGCATATCTGTTAAAATTAATGTTGGAATGCTTTTAATTTTATAACGTTCTGTCATTACAGCATCATAATCACAATTAACTTTTTTTACACGAACGCCTTCTGAAATTAAAATATCTACTTTGGGTTCAATCTGTTTGCAGGCTGAACACCAAGGAGCGCTAAAAAATAAAATTCCCTTATTCATATTTAAATTTTTACTTCTATTTATAAAAAATGTTCCTTTTCTAGTTTCACTAATACCATCACTCATGATTTGCTAAAACTTTTTCAGCGTGGGTTTTAGCTATTTCCCAACTTACCTCACCAGTCTCATCTTCGTATTGTACAGGATCAGGGCGACCAAGCTTAATAAACGCCTCAATTCTCTCTACACTGCTAGCTGATTTATAATCAGAATTACCTGATGAGTATGGTTTATAAGATGTGTTAGTACGCAAATATACTTCATCAAAATCTAAACCTAGTTCTTTACATAAATACTCTCCATCTTGGAGGATAGTAAATTTGTCACCCTTAAGATAAGGTGTGTAATAGTTTACTCTTTCAGCACCCCAATTTCCTAAACGAAAAGCTAAGTCATCTGCATTACGAAATTCTGGTCTACAGTCCGGGTAGATTGCATGGTCCCCTGCATGGATTCCCATTGCAATATCACAATTTTCACCGGTTTTATCAGTAATTGAAAGCGCAACTGCTTGGACAATTGAAGCAAAGATTTTATTGCGATTTGGAACCACGGTTGCTTTCATATTTTCTTCAGCATAATGGCCTTCTGGTACTTCATCTCCCCCAGTTACAAGAGCAGAATTAAGAAGTTTTGAAAGACCATTAAGTTTAATTACTTCATAGGTAATCTTATAACCAGCATCATTAAGATAATTTATAAGAGATTGAGCTTTTTCAAGTTCTACTCTATGTTTTTGCCCATAATCAAATGAAAGAGCAGTTACAGTATTATATTCTTTTAAGCACCTAAGTAAAAGTGTACTTGAATCCATACCTCCTGAAAGAGAAACCACAGCATGTTTGGAAATTTTAAAATCCGGATGTTCAAATTCTAATTGCATAATTTTTATTTTATAAATGTTTTAAACTTGTTTATGTTATACACAACAATATCCCAATTATCTTCATCCCCCACATAACGGTCTACTTTATGTAGAACTTTATCTAATAAGCCGTAATCTTCATATTTAATCCCAGCTAAACCATGAATTACGGGGTTAGAAGTATCAATAGTATCAATAAAAGGTAATCCTTTAAATAAAGAAAATTCCTGAGGTAGATTACATCCTAACAAATGAATTTTATCATTGTCGACTATTAAACCTTTGTCATATAACTCTTTAATAAAATTGTATCTACCGTAACCTTTGGTTAAAAATTTGTTGTTTTCATCTGGTGTGGTAGATAAACCCTCTTGATAATACCAGTTAGCTCCATATGAAAATGCAATCTTTTTATAGCCCTGGGTTTTTAATATATCATAACATCTAATAGCATCGGATTTGTTATTAGCTTGAACTACTGCCATTAGTGTAATAGATGTAGGAATTTTTCTATAAATCCACTCTTTAGCCTTAACTAGTGTAGCATTTACATCCTCCCAATAGTCAGGAACTATAAATTCATTGGGTTCCAAACGATTAAGCCAATAATAAAGTCTATCTGCATAATAGGGTTCACCTAACTCATGTAGAGAGTTATCCATTATAATATAACGACCTTTCTGTTTGGCCTCTAAAAAATATTCTTTGTATTTATCACTTTGGTCTAAAAGATGAGGCAAACAAAATTCATAATCAATATATTGTTGACCTTCTTTTAAATAATCAATAGGAAATTCGTGTGATACTTTCATTTTTTATTTTTTGGTGGTCTACCTCGACGAGAAGGAATTACTTGTCGTTTACCATAGGTTAATTTACAATAAAGATAAAACTCTCTTAAATCATCTCCAAAGTTAATAATTTCTTTTTCATATTCCTCTGATGTAATAAAGAAATTTCTAAGAAATAATTTTTTGATAAGTTCAAGTTTTGCTTTTTCATCTTTTTCAAAATCAGCCCATAATTTAGCACGACGTTCTCTATCAATAGAAGTAGTTTCTAAATACATATGATGATCTTTAGATCTTTTATACTTCTCGTTGATTTCTATTTCTGAATAGAGAGCTTGCCAATAGTAATGGGAAAAATCCAAATCACCATTAACAATCATATCCCATAAGGGGGCATTTTTGGGAAGAGGAGAATTTTTAGGAGCAAAACGTCTCCACCAATAAAATTGGTTGTATTTGAGAGGTTTAAGCTTTTGAATCTCAGATAAAACTAGTTTTTCATTAATTTTATCAAATACTTTATACATAACTTTTGTTTTGTTTCCCTAAATATAATAAAATTTTTTCAAAAAACCAAAGAAAATTAGTAAGTTTTTGTTAAATCATCATCTTTTTTTTGGTTTTCTCTCATAATTTTATTTCTCCTCCAAGCTGAAAGGCCTGAAGGGATTAAGGGAGGAGATTTTTTTTCTGGGGGTGGTAGGCTTATAGAAGAAGATACTTCAGTAACAGTTGCAGGTTGGGGAGTTTCTACTTGGGGAACAATCTCACCATAAATGTTTTGTTTATATTTGTTTTTTAATTGTTCAAATGCAAAATTAGCTGCTATTACTAAACTTATAGCTAATGGGTCAAATACAAAAATTATAGTTAATAATAACCAATTAATAATTTTACTCATAGAGGTTCCCGTAATACTGGATAAGTATTTTAAAGGACCTAATTCAGATGTTGATTCACTTTCTTGCTCTATTTCAAATATTTCGGTTTCATAATTAAACAAAACGGTATTTAAACTATCAATTTTTAAATTTAAGATGTTTTGTCTATCAATAGATTGATCTAGTTGTTTTTCTAGAGCTTTTCTGGTGGAGGTAGAAGTTGTGGTTATAATTTCTCCTGTTTCACGATCTTTATATTGGATTACATTATTGGACAATCCTTTTTGTAGTTCTGAAATAGAGTTAGTAATAGATTGCTTTTCTTCAGATATAAAATTTAACTGTTCTTGAATATTATTTCTTTTTTTCTCTATTAATTCTATCTTATTTTCACTTAATTGTGTTTTATTAGCAACTTCTTGATAACTAGCTGATAAGAAACCATAAATTCCCATAGAAGTTATTAACATTAACACAATACAAGCTAATGTTAAATACCCCTTTAGAATCTTAGGTAAAGATTTTCTATATTGGTACAAAAGAGAAGCAATAATAAGTTTAGCTACCTCTAAAGCTGAGGCCATTATTGTAACTTCTAAAGCAGCACCAGCAAATAATTTACTTAAACCTGTAATTGAATAAAATGCTGCAGATGCAGATACAGATAAAGCTGATAATGCTATTAAAAAGGGAAATAACCTTTCTTTTATCTTTTCAAACATATAACTTTAAAATTTAAATTCGTAACCCTTTATGTTTATCTATTCTATCTAAAATTTTATTTAGTTCTTCTACTTTAATTAAGCCAGCCATTGAGGCATTTTTTAAAGCACTTATTAATTGAAATACCATAAAAGGTATTATAATAGTTTCACTTAACCAACCTGATCCTTGAAATCCTTTTTCTACCATTAGTATAACTGTTAGTATGATAGACCATGCTACTATGGATTTTAATATTTTTAACGCTTTGTATGTTTTAAATCCTTCACGTTTTATACCAGCTAATACTCCAAAAAAACCATCAGCAAATATAACACCAGCTATAGCTAAATATTGTTCTGCATTAGCCATAGTAATCTCTAAAAAATAAGAACATATAAATGCTGCAAATGTAGATAAAGATACTATTATGGGGGTTAAGTTAACTTCTTTCATATGTAAGGGTTGTGTGTGTTTATGGTGAAACTGTTGATTATAAATATTAAAGGAGGTATAGAAATACTATACCCCCTATTAATATTTTGTATGTTCTTTTATTTTACTTTCTTAAGGTATCCCATAATTTAGTTCCGGCAACTCCTAAAGCTATACCACCAACTAAAGGTAAACCTTTAAAATAAACTACAGCACTTACTACTAAAGCAAAACCAATAATAGTGTAGTCTGAAGTTAGGGCTTGTTTAATTTTGTCTATTGTAATCATAATATAAAATTTTTAATAAAGATTAAGCTATTGAATCATCTTTTCTATCCATGAATTGGTTTTCAGCATAATGGAACTGATAGGGTGAATCTGGGTCACTCATATTGAAAAATACATAAAGATCATCTGTTCCTAAATACTGATCAAAATAGCCTCTGCTGGCTACAGTACATAGTTCTATTTTAGCACCTTGATCACGTCCAGCACATCTTCCCAAAATTGTAGCATATGTTTTGTATGCTTCTTCATTTCCCCTTAATGATTGGGGGACTTTAAATACTTGATATCCATCTACAATCCCCATAAATTTAATACCAACATTTTCTAGTTTTGCAACTTCATTTTTGGTTACCAGTCCTGATGGTTTTGAACCTGATGTATCATCAGATGGAGTGCCTGTAATTTCAATATCTTTTTCTCTAACCTTAATAGCTTGATTTTTAAAATCAGCTATATCATTAGCAGTTTTATACTGGTTAATATCGGCTTTATCAAAGGATCTTTTGTTTTTATCAAAAATTTGAATATACTCACCAAAATTACTAACATCTTCGGCTTTAATTAAATTTTTTGCAACTCTTGATGTTAACCAAGTAGCATATGCTGAGTCTGAATTTACAGCATCTAAAATAGCATCAAAAACTTCTTGAGGTACTTTATCAGTATCAACAAACTGAGTTTTTAATTGTTCTATAGAAACTTCAAGCAATCTTTTTTTCTCATAGTACTGAGATTCAGTTATAATCCCTGCTAATTTTTGCCAGTAATAAATTTCAAGTTGTGAGTTCATATTTTTTTTTTGATTATACATATACCAAAATTCATTATCCTTCGCAAGAAATACATTCAGCAGTACGGCTACCTAAATCACCTTTAATAACAGAATCTGTTCTTAAATAATATAGTGTTTTAATCCCCAATTTCCAAGCTTCCATATGACATTGGTTAATCCATTTTGGTGAATCTGAAGGGTCAAATGAAAGATTAAGAGATTGTGTTTGGTCAATATATTTTTGACGAATAGCCGCCTGGCGAATAAGTTCAAGTTGGTTTATTTCGCTGAAAGTTAAATATACTTCTTTTTCATCCGGAGATAATATTTCATCTGAAAGGTTTTGTACTGAACCATTATCAGCTAAAATTTGGTCCCATACTTTTTCAGTATTATAACCTTTATTTTCAAGTAATGTTTCAAGTTCTTTGTTTTTGACAATAAAAGTTCCCTTAGCTCCATTAAATGTATAAATGTTAGCTGGGATAGGTTCTATACCTGCTGAACATGTGTTAATTCTTGAGTTAGATACAGTAGGAGCTATAGCTAAAAGGTGGGTATTTCTCATACCTGTACCTTTACACCATAAAGGTTCACCATACTCTTGAGCTAGTTGTCTGGAAGTAGCTTCGGCTTTGTTTCTAATATCACTAAAAATAGTATGAGTCCAAGCTGTTGAGGCTATTGAATTAAATGGTAAACCTTTTTGTTGAAGTAAAGAATGCCACCCCATTACACCCAAACCTAAAGCCCTACCTTTTTTAGCATGACGATGAGTACGAATCATAGATTCTTTACCATTACTCTTGTCAATAAACTCTTGCATTACGCCATCTAAAAATCTAATAGCAGTTTCTACTACATCAGTATCTTTCCATTCATCGTATTTAGCTAAATTAAGAGATGATAGACAACAAATGAATGAATGTTCCTCATCTGTATGGAGTGTTAT